GACACTTATATCTTTATTAGGATTTGCCGATATGCTTGGGTGCTGGTGGCTGGTTATGGGCATTTAGAGTTTGTGATTTAGACGAACCTCCGCTCTGAGCTTCTTCCATTGCTTGTTGCTCTGCTTCCAATTGTCGAATGAGGCGTTGGACGAACCACTTGCGCAATCCTAGCGGCAAGTTATAGGCTTCAGCGAACGACCAGCCTCCGGAGTATTTTAGGAAGAAGAACTGTTCATAGACGTCTTCCATGTACTCATCGGTTAGGCCAAAAAAAGTCCGCGGTGAGCGGCACCTCCATATCTTGCTCAAAATCGCATTCATTACATTCGAAATGCTGCGTAAGATCAACGTTGGGGGCTGCTAGTTTATATGCCATTCTCAAATGCTGAGAATCTGTGGAAGGCATGTTTTCGATGACATAATCAATGATTTCCTGAGAAGTTTCGCCCTTTACGGAAACGATGAGATTTCTCAACTGCTGTGTTACCAGCTTCTCATGAGAGTTTCTCTTATCCTTCTTTTGGAGCTTCGACGTCATCTCTCTTTCATCTGCTCCGGTCAGGAGCCTAAATACAACGTCCATTTGGAGGCGTGGGAGAGTCACTGTGAATGTCCCGTCCTCGTTGTAACGAGTATCGAGAGTATCGACGTCGCTGCCGTCATATATTTCTGCTTCGTTAAGATCAAAGGTATATTCTTGCTTTGTCTCGCAGGATGGGCAAGTAACCCCTGTTGTATATTCATTGCCATAGCCCGAAACTCGGGTTGCAATAATTATCGCATTTCTATCGCCTACCAACAGGTGGTCGGGGTGAATGCTTTTATCGGTAATGAGGCTTTCGAGAACTCGCTCGATTGCCACGCCTTTCTTAAGCAATGTGCGTGATGTCAGCATATCTTCTTCTTTTGCTGTCAACTGCTTGATTTCAATGGTTTCCTGATCATGGAGGGGGTGCCCCTCTGGATACAGAAGTCCTTTTGATGGGAGTTCTACGAACTCTGTGGGTACCACGAAGGAGAATCCTTCGATCCCAGCACCTTGAAGTACTGGGGCGGGTGTCGCTGTATCTTGGGGGGTGCTTCCTCCCGTGCGACCTCTATTTCTAGACAATATACACCTCTATTTTATTTATCTTTATTAAACTTTGAAGAATTCGCTTTCGCCATTACCAGCAACTGCGGCTGATTCTCCAGCAGTCTCGACTCGTGCCCAGTCATACTTCAGAGTAACCGACATCTCAGTAAGCTCATCATCGCCATATGCAAGATCGCCGTACTTAAGCTCAGTTACGAACGAGTTCCACAGTGTCCATGTTTCGAGCGGGCGTCCTTCGGAGTCAATCTGTGTAATAATAACCTGTCCCAATGCGCCGGCAGCTTTTGCCTTAGACATCGTGCCCAGATCGTTAGCGTCAGTCGGAGGACTATAGCCTGATTGCACAATAATGTCTGAGAGTGTTGCTGCCATATCGGGCTCAACTGGGTCGACCAGTGTCAAACTAACATCCTGCCATGTGACGGCGCCTGGATAGAAGAAAGTGTGGTTGAGATATTTGTGCTCTGCGGCATTTACCGTAAAAGAAGGCTTACTAACCGTTTTTGCATACCAGAGAGCTGCTCCCCCCTGCTGTGCCTGAATTCCTTGGAACTCCACGGTGAATCTAAATTTTCTTTTAGGATCTTGAAGGGCGGTATCTTGACCGAAATTTGTTGACCAGAATGGCATTAGTTGGAACTCCTGTTATCTATATTATATAGTGTTGCGAGGGGTTTTATCCCCCCATCTTTCCTAATCATCGAATGAAGCCCCTGTCGAAGCGATCACAAAGTCGATTGCGATATATTCGATAGCTCTTGCGGGTTTCACCATAATCTTGGCATACATGACGTTTTGATCGATTAGATCTGGCGTCGTGGTAGACTCATCAAGAATCAACTTGTAGTCTGTGATACCAAAATCAACTTTTGTGTTGGCAAGAAGCGGCTCAATCAGAGATTTGAACCGGTTCCATGTTGCTTGGACATTTTGTTCGAAAAGGACCTGTGTTGAAAGGATAGAGATTTGCTTCTTGAGGTAAATCACCATTCTTCTAACGTTGATCCTATCGAGTGCGCTTGCGCGCTCTTGGAGGGTTTTCTGTCCAAATACCACGATTCCACTAGATGGGAATGAGGCAATAGGGTTAATGCCGGCTTCATATAGAGTATCTCTATTCTTCGAAGTAAGCTTCTCGGTAACTCCCGTGATTGGGATACCGGCGGCGCCTTCAGAGAGTCCACCGCGATTAAATCCTGCTGGAGCGAACCAGACTTTGGATTTCTTCTCGGAACTTGCAAGAACTCCCATCATTGCGACAGTAGGCGGAATCCACAACATTTGACCAGTTTGGTCGCGTGTCTGAACCCACGGGTAGAAGGTTGCACCATAAGAGGAGTCAATTCTTCTGTCTTTAAGTGAACTAGCAGCATTTACCGGAGTAGTTCCGATTCTGTCGCTCTTGTCAGCGTAATACTGCTCTGAAGCAGGGAAGTAAACATCTGGCAAGTCAATCAGCGCTAGCGCGTCTCCACGAGCCTCACACATGTTAATCATGCGTTCAGTAAGAGTCTTATTGGTGAGTCCCGGTGCTGCCACAAGGTTCATGTCCAAAGTCTCTGGATCTGCGAGTGTATCAATAGCTCTTGCATATGTGTGATATGCATAACTGTTATCTTCAGTAGCTGCCGATGTCATACCTCTGTTATAGAGAGGATCTGGCTTCGTAATGTCCCAGCCATCGAATCCGCCCCAGAAGGGAGCAGTAAACTGGTTCATGCCGGCATCAAGCAGCGCGGTATAGGAACCAGTGCTGACAGAAGCCTCGCTAGCGCGAGAGCCTGATGCATAAAGATACTGACCGCTGGCATTTGTAAGAATGTTATCCAGTGAGAAAACGTAAGACCAGTTATCAACACCGGGTGTAGAGTTGACAGCAGCCAAAGCTCCGCCGGTGCCATTCGTTGGATCTGCTGGGAAATCAGCATAAAGTAGTCTGTGCCAGTCGTTAACACTTCTATCATAACGTGTAGAACCTGCGCTTGAACTTGGAGTTCTAACGGTTGACCATCCCCAATATGCGTCAGTGGGGTTGGAAAGTCCACCAGCACTAGCTGAAAGACGCATGCGGTCTTTCGGGAAGTTGAGGGAAGCGGTTGCAGCAACTATGTTCCAACCGGCAGCGGGGGCGCCTAAAGAAGCCGAAACTGCCGAAACCAGACCTTGCACGAAGACGGTGGTGCCGACATCTGAACCAGCTTCAGGGAGTCCGGCGCCGCCTATAATAAAGGGCGTAGTAGCTTGAGGTTGAGAACTAGTCACAGACGATAGTCCTGTAAAGCTTGGTGGTCCGAAGTAGCCGAATGGAAGATATAGCGAGTTGGCGCTGCCTTGTTCAACAGCCTCGTTAATCTCTACATAAACAAAGTCAGATTTGTTGTCGTATTCTCCATAAGTCTTTAGACGGCGTTCGTTTGAGTCCCAAGAAGTATATTTGGTACCAATCTTGCGACCGATATAATCGGGAGAAGTAGGATCCAAAGTACAGTTATCAAAGCGTTCGATTACCACAACCTTGTTATCGGTGTCGCGTACGTCTCTCAGGATAACAGAGAACGTTCCATAATCAGAAACCCTAGAGTTTGATTGACGAACCTTGCCAATCGATACCTTTACGTTCTTCTGCAACCACTCACCGTGGCCGCGTCCCTTGAGGCGGAATAGTTTCTGCTGGGCAGCCGGAGCGTAGCTAGCTGCGTCTCCGCTTAGATCCTGACCAATAAACCAACCAGCAACAGCTTCGCGTGAAGCCTGCTTCATATCTTGTGGTCCAGTATCAGTTGAGCCACTGAGCCCAATGCCTAGGATAACCCCTTGAAGGCTCGTATCAGTGGTGAAATCGAGATCGCGCAGTTCTTGCTCAAAAGTCTCTCCAACCCAGAAGTCCTGCAATGAGGCACTTGGGTAAAATCCTCCTGCGAGGAGTTGAGGGTTAGTGTTGAGCTTTCTGCGCACAAAGTTGGCGCTATCGTCATTAAAGTTAAACTTGAATTCTTGCGCGCCATTCAGGGTGCCGCTAACAACAATGTTGAATAAGCCGTCAGAATCGGTTCCCACTAAAACACCTTGCTGTGTGATCGATGTCCCGCGGGCGCCGATGGTACCGGTTCCAGTTGCGAGTCCGAGCGGAGTTCCCTTAAGAGATATGGAGCCGGTATTCATATAAAAGATTGCGGCGAGTTCAAGATTGTTATTAGCTGCTGTCAGATCTGCAACCGTTCCCGATTGACAGACCCAGAGCCCATAAGCACCACCAACTGCTGCGGGGTTAGTGCCGAGATCTTGAGATGTTTCCCAACCTGCACCTGCGGCGCCACCAGCAGAGCCACCGGCTGAGGTCTGTTGACCAAGCAAGCGCATGTAAGTAACTGGTGCGACAGATGGCTGTAGGAATGCCTTCGCGGCGTATGTGCCGTACATTGGCGATTGGTAGTTTCCATCACGGTAAACATCGTTAGCGCCACCGGCGCCTGGTACGGTATCTCCGAACGCCTGAACAAACTGCGAATATGATTCGACTTTGATCGGCTGCATGGCCAGACCGCGAGACGATCGACCAATAACTACTGGTCCGATTTCTTGTGGGTTTTGTGGGCGAAAGGAATTGTCAATTTCGTTGACAAAGACACCCGGCGATACAAATTTAAAACTTTTTACTGACATGTTGCTTAGTCCCTCTTGTGATGCGTGCAAGATTGTATTATAGTGCAATCATAGATAAATAGTGTGGGTATGGTCGAAAAGCTGAAAAAGGACCCTGAACTAAGCAGAAAAAAGCCCACTGTGTTCAGGAACTGTCAGAGAACCATGGTACCTCGCCTGCTGGCATCTCTCTTTCGGAAGGAAACTGATATTCTACCGTATTTTCGTCAATCCTAACGATGGGTCTATCATCATTCTTTCCCTCGCCAATAAGATAGCCTAGAACCTTGATTGTGATCTCGGTAGTAAACATCCTCATCTCTTCTGCGAGGTTTGACACGTTGTTGCTTTGTGCAAAGCTCTGATCAATGAACGCCTCGTATAGGTGTCCGTTTCGGCGCATCACAAAGGTGTTCGCCTGTCCGGTGCGAGCCATGAACGGGCTGACTAGCGAGTTCATCTGCTGTTGGTATTCGCTCTTAATCACTATCTTATAGTCAACATTAACATATACTGGGAGTGGGATTGACAAGGTTTGGACCACTACCTTCTTGTTCTTTCTCGGATAATATGGTTGTCTCTTTACTTCTAAGTTTGTGCGAGTATTGCCTACGGTGGCAAAGTTACGAGTCTTATCAGGAACTATTCTTTTCGCTAATACAAATCTCCCGGAACGTCCGTTTTTATCTTTCGAATAGTAGTTTGCTTGGAACACCCCACGCTTCGCAGGATCTTTGGTAATACCAGTCCTTTCAACACTTATAATTGGGAGTTTAAGAGCACCTCCATCATCTCGGAGATCTTTCTTGTGCTTTATTTGATATGCTCGCTCTGGCACCTGCCATATAACAGGTACTTGAGTGAAGCCTTCGTTAGTGTGGGCTTGTAGGTCTAGATCCTTCTTAAGCCACGATACAAGGGAGAAATCAATATTCTCGATTGTAGAAGCCAACATACCCACTTCTTTAAGTGTGAGTTGTCCGTCCTCTCCCTCTGGGAGCATTGCAAAGTCAAAGTTATCAGGTAGCATCGAAAAGCCCCTTTCTTGCGCGCTTGCAGACTGCATGCACTTCAAATGTTTGGTCGACCTGTCCGAACAGCTTCTTGGGCTCAGATAACTTAACTATTTCATAATAGAAGTCACCGTACAGTACAAAATCGCCCTCGCGAACGAACAAGTTTTGATCTTCAGTTAATCGGCGCTTATGGAAATGGACATTGATCTCCCACGATTTGTCGATTCCTGCATTCTCCAAATATGTCGTTTCGAACTGCGTGAAATCAACCAGTGCATATACTCGGACTGGTGGGAGGTAAGTTTTCTCTATTGCTTCCCCATATAACTCATGGAAGTCCGTCGTTTCGAGATCAATCGGATAATAAAGGATCTGTTGCCCAATGACCTTTTCAATTAGCTCGTCATTTACCTGCTTGACAAGATTTCGCTCTTTCTCTCCCAAAAACAAGGGAGCAGGCGGAGCAGGTGGTCTTTTCCATTCGTTATCTGACATTTATCTAACCCACCATGATTGGAAGCGGCGAATATTTTAGCGTTTCAGCTGTTGCTACTGCTTTTTCTTGATCATCCTTTGCTAATTGGACATATTCCATCTCTTTGAGTAGCTCTCGGAGCTTGTCTCTTAACGAATCTTGTTCAGCTTTAGCTTGTGAAAGTAGATCCGAGTGATTTAACGTAACTGATTCACCCGGAATTGGAATTGTGGTGAACTTTCCTCGGATTTGTCCCAGCATCTCTTTGCAGAGTGCTAACGAATACTTACGAATCCATTGTTTACCAATGGCGTTGATGTTTTCGTAAGGAATGTTGCCGAACGGGGCTGTATTAATGTTGTTGATGCCGTCGACGCTGCCAGATGGTCCGGCTCTGCCTTCCCATGCGTTGTCTTCTACATAAAACTGAACCCAGATACGGCTCATTTCGCCAAGACCCCAATAACTAGGCATTGGAAACAGGCGCAATCTACCATCGATTAACTCATATGAGTAGTTTGATGTTCTTGTCCTTAATGAATCTTCATACATGATGGCTTGCATCTTGTTTTGCCATGTAGGAATGACTTCAAACGTCGAATCATCCGAATATTGTCCGTATGTCGACATATTACCGACAACACCTACACCGCCGTAGTATCCATAGAAGCGCCACATTGCACGAGGCGAACGGAAGAACACCTTGGTAACGTTAAT